TCAGCCAGGGCATCGTTATATGCCTGAATTGCCGCCGCATTCTTATTGTAAATCTCGGCTTCGTAGTTCGTTGCGTGAATGTTATTGACGCCCAACTGAACAAGATCCGCCGCCGTCTCATCGGCTAGGCTATTACCGCCGTCGCCGCCACCCGCAGGGTTGTTCTTGGCAGCACGCAAATCCTCAATACGCGCAATAAGGGTTTCCAACGCTGTAATTTCCGCGTTGATGCTCTCGATCAGGCCATCTTTATTGACCGGCCTTCTGCCGCCAATCTTGAAGTCACCGCTCTCTACACTAGATAAACGAGCGCGTTGCCTTGCCAGTTCCTCGCGTGCCCGGCGCATGGCGATATCGGGGTCTTGTGACTCCAGCGCACACAAACGTGCCCGGATAGCCCTTGCCCTACGAGCATCAGGATTCTCGCGCCCACCTGTGCCTTGTGGGTTCAGTGTTTTAAGCTCAGCCCGCAGTGCAGCGGCTTCTGCTCGCGCATCCTTCAATGCGCCACCAAACAGGAAGACAGGCTCTGAATCACTGAACGCCGCAGCAATGCCATTTGTGATGTCCGTCAGAACACCCAATAGGTCCGAAGCAACAGGGAGAAGCTGCTCACCAATAGCCACGGCTGCATTCTCAGCCGCTGCGTCCAGCCCCTTCATCTTGTTTGCGAAGCTATCTGATGTCTTGGCCGCGTCCCCCTGGGCATCCTTCGTTCCCTTGAGGATAATGTTATATCGGGCCATCACCTTCTGTTGCTCGCTGGCATCCTTGGCCGCAACACGGAGGCCCATGTTCATCAATTCCTGGTCGAGCGCCGCCTGCGTAATGACCACGCCATACTTCCGCATGGTTTCATGGTTGCCCACCAGAGCAGACTGGAAATCACGAATTGCCTCGTCATCCGCCTGATCGTTAAAGCTGGCCACATCAACAGCCAGCTCCACCATCTGCTTGGACAGGGAGGCCGCTTCATCACGGGCCAGGCCCATCGGCACGAAGGTGTCTTGCAGTGTGGCTGCATATCCCTTCAGGTCATAAACGGAGCGATTAACAGACTCCGCATGTTCTTGTGCCCACGCGTCAACGTCCTTCGCTAAACCCCGGAACACAGTGTTGAACTTGGATTCCATCTCCTCAACGCGGGAGGCGGCATCCGTTGTCCACTTTAGGAAACCAGTCGTACCCCGTGTAACCAGGGCAGCGCCAAGGGCCACACCCATGCGCTTGAAATGACGGCTGATCTGCTCTGTATTCTTCTCAGCTCGCTTGTTGAACTTCGATAGTTCCTTGTCACCCCGCTTCATCTCACGGCGCAACTTTTCCGTGGAGGCGTCAATAACAACTAGCAGTTCTTCAAGTTCTGTTGCCATCAGTCTGCCTTGTAGTCGGGGAATTTATCCATGATTGCCTCGATGCCTTCCTTGGAAGGCAGGTCAGGCTTGGTGCGGGGGGTGTTGGCACGCTCAAAGCCAATGATCGCGGCATTGAGTTCGTGAGGGGTTGCGGCCCAAAACGTAGAAGGCGACCAGCCAAGGCCGCCTAATGCGCTTTCCATCAGTTTCTGGAAGGGGTACTCTTTGAGTTGCTGGCCGCTTTCTGCTTTCCCGGCGACTTGCCGCCCGTCAGGCCGTTCATCACCAGATCACTCACAACGCCCATAAGGTCGATCATGCCCAATTCGGCCATCATCTGACCCAGTTCGTCGTCGTCTGGCAGGTCATCATTGGCTGCTTTTAGGGCCAAAGTGGTAACGATGCACAGATCACGGAACTTGAACTGCTGGCTAACCAGCGCTTCAGGAATGCTGACAAGTGGCATATCAAGGGCATCCTCGATCTGGCACAAGACATCAAAGGTTGGGCGCAGGGCATATGCCTTGCCACCCAACTTGATTGATGATTCTCCCCTTTTCCCGTTCGCCATATTACGACGCAGCTACATAAGCTACGCCACCGGACGAACCCAGCGTGAAGGAGAACTCCTCGACGCCTTCATTCTCACCTGTGACTTCGATGCTGTTCATCTGGAACGCACCTTCAAACCGGTCGCCATGGCCGGAAATCAACTGGTAATGGTCAATCGTGCCATCAAGCGCATTGCTCAGCAGCGTGGCCTTAGTGGCTGCGTTCACGAAGATGCCGCCGCCCGTCATGGACATTGACTTGAGAGAAATACCGTCAAGCATGCGCCGGAAACCTTGATCATCCTTGGTGGAGACATCGACTTCGGTGTTGTCAATTGAAAGGCTCGTGCTTTTGAGGCCCGCCAACTGCGTGGTGGCCGTGACCTTCTTGATCACGCAACTGTCTGCCGCATTAGCAGTCAGCGTGACTGCCGAACCGCCTTCTGTAAGCGAGACCTGGAAGTCATCACTTGCTGTGCTGACCACATAATAGATGCGCCCTTCTTCAAGACCGCCTGGGGCGGTGCCTTCAGAGAAGACAATCTGGTCATTGTCTGTATATGGGTTGGATGATACCGTGATCAAATCGGTTGCGGACGTGACGGTAAAGGCATTGCCTGCCTCAGTCGTCACAGACTTGATCACGAACTCGCGACCTGCTTCTGCCGTCATAATACTCTCCTAGTCGGCTTGGGTTAATACGCGGATGCGTGTGGCCCCGTGGTAAACCTCGGGATCTTCTGGGTCTTGCATGTCTTCTTCGAAGATCACGCGGGTGTTGATAGCCGTGTGGCCATCAAGGGTTAGTGTCTGGTGGTGCAGCGCCGTGCGGACTTGCTCCATCAGGTCAAGGCACGGCTTTGACCCCGCCCCGCTCGTCCATGAATGGATGGTCAGGGTGATATCCTTGCCGTCTGTTGTCTTGGTGTCGTATGGGGCCGATGTCTTGGCCCCGAGTTCCACATAGGGATAGCCCGTGCCCTGCGGCACATGGTCGTGCACAGGGGTCGGTGTACAGACCGCCTTCAATGCTGCGAGTACCGCCTTGAGAACGGCAGCCTCGGCACTAGCCACCTAGAGCCACCTTTGTCAGTGTGGCGTCAATTTCTTTCTTCAGCTTCACCTTGGCCTTGGGCCGCACCACTTCAAAGGCTGGGGTCAGGAAGGGCTGCGCGGGCATCTTGGATGTGCCCAGTTCAATGAACTTCCCGTAATACGCTTTCCTCTTCGCGGCCTTGGTTCGCACACCCACCTTGGCAGACATGCCGTCCCGCGATACCTGCCGGGTCAGCTTTTTCTTCAGGGTGCCTGTATCAACCGGCACACGGGACTTGGCCTCGGCCAGTATCTCGTCTGCAACCTCGGTCATGGCATCCTTGATGCCCTGCCGTGCCTCTGGCTCCAGGCGCTTGATCTTCTTTCGGAGGCTCGACATGCGGGCATAACCCCGCGCTCGCCCTCTGCTTTTCTTAGCCATTAGGCCTTAACTCCGAGACGTTCATTTCAAGCCACCGCCTGCGCCCGTCCGGGTCTACAGGGGGTTCCGTTACTTCAAGGGTCTTGCTGCCCCACAACAGAGTGGTAGAGGCGGTTACGTCGGTTCTGTAGCGCATTGTCAGACGCCATCTTGCCTCTGTCTGCATCTGGGCCGCCCGAAGGCGCTCCGACCCTCGGAGAGGTAAAATACGGGCCGATACGGTATCGCCCGCGACAACTGTTTCCGTCCATTCGCCGTAGTCGTCCTCAACGCGGCTGATTGACTGGATCGTCACACGCTCTCGCATCTCCCCGATCCGCATCAGTGGACCTTGTACTTGGCAAAGATGGCCTCAAGGGAGAACGGCACCTTGGCAACTGTTGTGCCGGTAATGATCGGCTCGCGGGTCTCGTGCCAGTGCGCCACCAAATGAAGCAGGCCCACCTGCAAATCACGGGGGATGTCGTTCCAACTGGAACCAAACCCGGCCACAAAGCGCACCCTTACAGCATTTGCCTCCGTTCTCAACGTAGGCCATGACACACCATAGGCACGGTCAACACGCCCCGGCGCAACATCACTAATCAGCGTGTACTGATCAGCGGCCAAAGTCTGCTCATCGCCCGCCGTGTCGATGTATTTCACCGATGTTACAGATTGCACCTTTGACCGTGGCAGCCGAAGACAATGGTCAACAGGCCATGCGTCCCAAGTGGCGTCATACGTCTCATTCAGCAGGCTACGGCCTGTTGTGCCATGCTCGCCAAAATACTGCCCCGCCGCTGCGTCAATCAGCGTGGTCAGCAGGGCATCATCGTCCGTGCTGTCAATCCGAAGGTGAGCCTTGGCCTGATCTAACAACAGGGGCGCTACAGATGCTGGGGTTACAAGCGACAAGCCCATTAGATCACCATAATCTCCAGTTCCTGCACATCCGTGCGGCCCTGGTTGGTTGCAATCGTGTTCTTCACCAGATAGCGATTACCTCTCGTCCCTGCTGACAGCCAGACCGTCGCAATACCGCTGGCCTCGCTATCGCTGTCGATGGTCAACTCACCCGTAGGCTCTACCGCCACCGCACTGGTGTCTATTGTCTCGCCGGACTGGAGGTATGAATCCGTCCAGTCGAAGGAGAAATCCAAGACTTCACCCGGCAGCTTTACCCGCAACGGCATTAAACAGACGCCGCCGTCAGGGTCACTGTTACGTTGAGCGTATCCCCCGACTGAGCCGAGCGATCACCCGCTGAAAAGGCCACCGCGCCAATCAATGTACCTGTCGTGCCGCTCTTGGTGCTGTTCGTTGTCAGGAATGCCCCGCCCACCGTTACCGTGGCATTGATAGCAAAGGATGCCTTGGAGGCTGAGTTATCAACACTCTGACTAGCCACCGTGCCCAGCGTTAGCGCCTCGCGGGTTGCTTCGTCATAGTCGTCAACCTCTGCCCACCCCGCATGGGAGGACATAGTGTCGCCAGCAGCAACCGTAGGCGTGCCGTCTGTCAGGCCAACATAGAATGCGCCTGTGTAAGAAGACCCCTTGTAGAACTTGTCCAGCAGCTCATCGAGTCCCTCATTAACCATCAGGTTATTGACAGTCTCACGCCAGCGGACAGTGCCGTCCGGCTTGATACATTCGACTTCATATGTGTTCACAAAGGATGCCCCGGCGCGGAGACCGCCCCGGTCACTTGCAATCTGTTTCATACTTGCCTCTAAACTTTAGGGTTGATGTTGCCTGCTCGCGCATCAACAACGATTGATCTCGCCTGTCGTGTCACCGTCAGGGTTGCCCCCCGCGCTGCCACCGTTACAGTGCGTCCGGGTTGCAGGCCGGGGGTCATCACCGCCGCAATGGCCGCGCCAAGGTTCCCGGCTACAATTAGTTGTTCCTGCATCGCCATCTGCGATTGCAGGCCGAGTGCCGACTGTGCATTCACGGTCAGCATCACGTTCATGTTCAGGTTGACAGCCAAGGACTGCAATGCCTGTGTGTTCAGGTTCAGCGCTGCCTCAAAGACCACTGCGCCAATCGCCGCATAGCCGGTTGTCGCCGCAACAGAAGCCTGCAGCTCATAGGTCAGGCTTGCTGAATTGGTAACCCCTGGGCTTGCCAGCAGGCCAATGCTCTCATCATACAGAAGGCCGCCTGCAGTCTGTAGCGAGCCGTCGGCCCCTACCGTGACGCCTTGCTGCATCACCATCCGTGCAAGGCTCGTCAGGTCGCCATTTACGCCTATATCAGCACCCGCGCCCATTGCCATGCTCGAACCGTTCGTCAGGTCGCCATTTACGCCTATATCAGCGCCCGCGCCCATTGCCATGCGGGCACCGTTGGTCAGGGCCGCTGACATGCCGCCCGTAATCGCGGCATCGAAGACAAAGGCCGCCGTGTTGGTCACACCGGCATCAAGGTCGAACCCAGTAGATTCTTCGTATGTTGTGGCGGCTGATGGCACCAACACCCAGCCCAGATAATGGAAGTTTGACCCGCCCGCCTGCGTGGCGAAGTTGTGGTTCACGCCATCTGACGCCCAACTGTCAAAAGTGGCTCGTATCCAAATAGCAGATAGGCGCGGGTTAAATATGTTCGGCACGCCCAAGGACAACGTCTGCGCGTTTGACCCCGTGGCCGTTGTGCTAACGCCATCATCCATACCGCCACCGACATTGTAATCGTTCGTGCCGTCTGTCGCAGAATAGTGCAGAGTGCCGCTGTCGTTGTTGTCCCTTACCCCTGAATTGCTTCGCGAGCCATTGCCCGATAGCATCTCAAGGACAGGCGTCCCCGTGCCGCCAAAGTCTGCCCCATAATCAAATTTATTAACGCCGGTTGTCGTGTAGTTGTTGTTGTCGAGTGGCTCAAGGCGCACATCGCAACCACTGGCCCACTCAAACGCGATATACCCAACCTTGTCGCTGTTGGAGACATCACTGGTCGTGGTAAACCCGCTACTGTCCCAGCCACCAACCGTCATGTTGTAATCAAAACCCGTGGAGCCGGTGTCCGTCATCTTCGAAATAACGCAGGCTTCTTCCCACACCGCCGATGTCTGGACGCTGCTCAAGCCATCCCGGCCCAAAAGCGACCACCCCAAATTATCCGATGTCGAATTGGTAAAAACACTGTTATCCAGCGCCATGCCAAACATCGCGCTGAAGTTGCTCTCAACCGTGCCATTGGCAATAGCCGTGCCTATCGCGCCCACAATTACATGGTTCGCAGCAAAACCTGGTGCCGTTACGTCCTCGTCGGTGCCACAAATGCCAACGTGGACATTCTTTAGGTCACTCCCGCCAAGCAATATGCATAAACCCTGGAATCCGCTAGGCGAAGCGTCCGTCCAGTCAATCCGAACACCATCCGTCACCCAACTGTCAAAGCTGGCCTTGTAATCCTGCGCCCCGCTGCCATCAACGCCACGCAATACAGCGTCCGTATACGCCGCCTTGTAATCATCCGTCGTCGTGACGCCATGGTCTGACCGCGCCAACATGTAAAATTCGTTGGTGCCGTCCGTGAAACCCACCGTATGGTGAAAAGGGGCAGAGGGAAAGTTAGAGGCCGTTGTCTTGTGCGTCATAAAAAACAGAGCCGCTTTGGGCTGCCCACCACCCATATCACCCGTAATATCCTGCGTGCCCGTGCTGGTCTTCGCAGAGAAGTTCACAACCGAGGCATAAAGGCTCATAAATCAAAAACCGCTGGTTACTGATGTAAGCCTCGTAAAGAACGTGGTGGCGTCGTCCATATTGAACTTGCCGCTTTCGGCCAAGTACATGGCGTTCTTCGCAACCCGCAGGAACTGTTGTTTGTCCGTCGCATTGGCGTACATCTGCTTAAACTGCACCCACTCCGGGTCGGCAGGAACTAAGTCGAACTCCGCCTCAATGGCGGATACGCTGGGGGTGCCGCCGTTAAGCAAATACATCTCCAACGCCGCACCAAAGGCATGGATTCCAATTTTCTCAGAACCCCTCCCGCCAACAAGGCCGTCGTGAAAGCTCATCTACAGACTCCCGCTCCGAATAAAGAAAGGGCGGCCAGAAATGACCGCCCCTCTCCTGATCTTAGGATACGCCAAACTTCAGAAGCTTGATGCATTCGCTGTTGATCGTCTTACCGCCTACACGCTTGGTGGTGTAGAAGTGGACATAAGGCTTGTTGGTGAACGGATCACGCAACACGCGGGTGCCAATGCGGTCAACAATCAGATAACCACGCCGGAAGTTGCCGAAGGCAATGGACAGGCTGTCAGACGCAATTTCTGGCATGTCCTCAGCCTCAGCCACATTGTAGCCAAGGATGGTTGCAGGCTGGCCATCAGCCAGACCCGGACGCCACAGGTAGTTACCGTCGCCGTCCTTCAGCTTGCGAACAGAGGCCAGCGTCAGGTTAGACATCATCCATGTTGCACCAGTCCGGTAGCCAGAGCGCAGGTCGTGCACAAGATCAATCAGGGCGTCAGCTTCATTGGAAGCTGCCCAATCACCATCTACGCCTGTGGCCCGATACTGAATCTGACCAAAGGCACGAGTGCCGTCTGCCGTGGTTGCTACAGTTTCGTTAAGGAAACCCTTGGGCTGGGCCGTACCAGTACCGCTAATGAAGGCAGCGTTTTCCGCACGGTCAACCTCTTCGGCCACTTCAGAAGCCAACCAGGCTTCCGCGTCGAACATGGCATCATCCAGCATGGTCTGCGTTGCGGCAGGGTTTGCATAGACTTCACCAATCGGTGGGACAACTTCTGAAAGCTGTGAAGTGTTGGTCTCAGAGCGCGATGCGGTCTCACCAACCCAGCCCGATGCAATACCACCAACATTAACCAGCTTCTTGTAGTCACTGGTGCCCACCGTTACCTGACCGGCAACAGCACGCATTGGCGAGATATCAACCAGCAGCTTCTCGATCATGGTGTCGACCTGCTCAGGCACAGCGTACCCGCCGTCTGCATCAGTGCCAACGCTCAAAGCCTTGCGCTCAAGGTCTTTCAGGTTTTCTTCGGCACCCTTGCGCATGAACTTGTCGAAAGCGGCCTTGTGTTCCACCTGTTCAGCAGTCATGGCCTTTTCGCCGTCCTGCGATACGGGTCGGTTCAGAGCAGCTTCGAGATCAGCCATCTTGGATTCAAGAGCCTTGGCTTCGTCGTCCTTCTTTGCGATTGCGTCCGCAGCGTCCTTGGCCTGCTTTTCAGCAGCCGTGATGGCGTCGTTCATCTTGTCGAGCGCCTTAGCGTCCAACGGGTCAACGTCACCAAACTTTTTCAGGATTTCGTCATTCTTCTCTTGGAAGTCATGCACCGTCTTGTGGATGGCATCCATTTTTGTCTTCAGATCTTGTACTTCTGACATGATTAACTCCTTGTTTTAAGGGTATTTTCGATTTCAATGATCATGGACTTGATGTCGTCCATGTCGCTCATGTCAGACTCACTCTGACCCTGCTCTTTAAGGTGCAGTATCCTCGCAAGCCTGGCGGTTGCCGCCTTGGATTGCTGGTTAGAAAGGCCGCATACATCCCGCATGAACCTCTCGAAATCTCGTTTCGTTTCTAGCTCGTCGATTGACTTGACGCTGACGATCCGCGCTTGGTCATTTGCCGGTATGGAAACCAGCGAAACTTCTTTCAGGCTGATCTCTTCCAGATCACGGATGCCGTCTGCGGCCACCGTTGCCTTGTCAGCGAAGTAGCCAATCGACATGGATTGCAGGGCACCGTCCTTCATCAAGGCGTGTGCCTCCCGCGCCTGATTAACGCCAAGGGTCAACTTGCCCTCAGCCCACAGGCCGCGCTCATCTTCTTTGAGGCTGGTCCACACTCCGATAGGCTGGCTACGGTCATGCATCCACAACATTGCTACGCCCTTGGCACCTGTATTGCCCAGGGACTTGGCAAAGGCTCCGGGCTTCACCCGGTCCATCACATTGTCAATATTTCCGAAGGTTGATGCATAGCCGGTGAACTCACCAGTATCGCTCAGGTTCTTCAGTTCAAAGACGGTATCAAGACGATCCATCATCATCTCCGCTTGGGTTGCCTGTCGTCATGTTGAGCGGGGTCAATGGCTCATCCAGCCCATCCAGTGGCGGCAGGTTCTCTAGTTTCCGAGCCTCGTTACGGGTCAGCCACCCGGCTTGTGTGCCTCTCTGGTAGAAGTCCGCACGGCTCTTGTTATCCCCCCGCATCAACCCTTGAACGATATGCTCGGCAACAATCGAGTCCTGTTCTGTCGCCGGGATGAGATCGCGTGTTACCGCCTGCTCCCACCGCGAACAGAGCGGGACAATCGTGTCGATCACAACCTCAAGCGCCTGATGCTCAATATTTGAGAAGGTGGCATTCTCCATGCCGCCGAGTTTGTGGACCGGGACGCCAAACCCTGCCGCAATCTGCGTCCGTACATGGGCGCGGCTTTCTAGGACTTGAGCATCCTCGGCTGACATCGAGAGAGTTTGCCAACTCAACCCACCTTCCAGCACCATCGGCTTAGCCGCATTCCCGGCCCCGCCATACTGGTCGGTGATGTTCTTTTTCAGCGCCTCAAACTGCTCATCCGTCAGGTTGTTCTCTGACTTCAGATAGCCACTTGGCCTGATGCCGTTCTTAAAGAAAGCACCCGAGAAACGCTCCAGCGCAATCTCTTGCCCAATTGACTGGCGTACCCGCGTTATCGGGGCAATACCCTGCTCTGCCGACAGGTGGAACAACTCCCGCCATGTGAACGTCTGTGCCGCGCCCTGCTCCGGCTGCCAGTCAAATAGCGGCTCACCGACCATATTCTTGCGAATAGTCACTTGCGAAGCGGGCAAGTAGGTCAGCTCCCTAATCTCACCATTGACGACATTCTTCAAAGCGTAGGCGTGGCCGTAGACAAAGTAGTCGCGCCACAAGTCTGACCGGAACTCAATCGGTGTCTGCCAAGCATTAGGCTTCTGGTGAACCAGTTTGTAAAGCGGGTGATATGTTGCACGCTCCCGCCCCTCGCTTGACTTGTCAATTAGCACCAGCGGGATATGTGACAGCATCCTCGATAGATACGATATAGCATTAGACGCCGTTGGGCTGTCCAGCGCTGTGCTTGGTGATACGTTGATCCCTGCGGCTATCTCATGGGCCGATTCACGGATCAATGTCGCGAGCGCATGGGAGTTGTCGATAGCCTTCTGTTCCAGACCAAGGAACCGCGCAATCCTACCCATTACAGCATCCGCACCCGTGGGACGGCTGTTTCTGTTTCTTCTGGTGTCATCAGCAATCCCATGCACATGATCGAAGCGACCACGTTGTCTATTTTGTTTTCTTCCCGCTCTTTGCGCGGGTATACGTTGTCCTTGGCGTCTAACTTCGCCACGACGTTTGACACCTGCCAGTCCATCACCGGGTCCGGCTGGTGCGTGATTCTGTTATCAAGCATCAAAGCGTCTAGCTGTTTCATCGGCTCTGAGAAGTTCAAAACCGTTGGCCGGTACTCCACACAAGGAACACCTTCCTTGCCTAGCTCGCTGACAAGGTAAGTGGCTTGGTGCGGGTCATACCCCACCGCCTCAACCTGAAATTCAGAACACCAACCAAGGATGTCTTCCTTGATCTTGTCGTAGTCCGTGATGTTGCCTTCGGTGACTGTCAGCCAGCCGTCAGTTTCCCACGCCTTGTAATGTTCGTGCTCGGTCCTGGAGACCGTAGACCTCGGCAGGTAGTACTTGCCAAATCGGGCATAACTTCCGCCTTCCAGCGGGAACATTAGCTCAAGCGCAGCGATATCAACCTTGGACGCAAGGTCCAACGCCATCACACAGCGTTGTCCCGTGAAGTCCTCCAGCCTTAGCCCCTCATTGGAGCAGGCCCGCCAAGCCTCCAGATTGAAGAAGGCGTCTCTCGCACCCACCCAAACATTGAGGTGTTTGGTCTTGAATGTCCCTTGCTTGCGGCTGTCATTGATCGCCGTTTGCTGTTGCGACTTTAGATAGTCTGGCTGAACACTCACCCCATAGTTGGGGTTCGCCATTCTCAGGGCCAGATCACTGGTCCAGTCCGTGTCATCGTCAATCGTGTAGATCATGGCGAACAAGCCATCATCCTCTACAACGCCTTGCAGCACCTTGACCGCGTAGTCCCGCAGCCCATAGCAGGGGCCGCCAAGGTTATCACCCGCCGTTGTAATCGCACTCAGTAGCGGTTGCTCACGGGCACCCATGCCTGTTTCCATCGTGTCATAAAGCGCCGCCGTCTTGTGTTCGTGGTACTCATCCACAATCGCATGAGACGGGCTAGCCCCATCACCAGGGTTGCCTATAATCGGCTCAAACCTGCTCCCATCTTCCGGCAGGTTGACAGACTTGGCATTTACCTCAACACCGTAGTGCTCAAGGAAACCTGGGGTGCGCATGGCCATAAGCCGCGCCGGTCTAAAGACTTCCCAAGCCTGCTTCTCGGTAGTGGCACCGGAATATACTTCCGCGCCAAATTCATGGTCGGCTGCGAGCGTGTACAGGCCGCGCCTCGCAACACGGTCTGACTTGCCGTTCTTTCGCGGAACCTCTTCATAAGACCGCCTGAACCGCCGATACTCCGTGTCCTTGTGGACCCAGCCCATCAGGTTCATCTCGATGAAAATCTGCCACGCCTCTAACCGCATCAGGTTGTTGCTTGCCCTCGCCCATTTGCCCTTCGTGTGCGGGAACAGTTCATAGAACTTGCACGCCCGCTCTGCGCGGTCTTCGTCAAACTCGTATTCCCATTGGCGCTCTAGGTCGTCGAAGTATCGCTGGCACGATAGCCGCACCAACTCGCAGGCGGGTATCTCGCCAGCCAGTACGTCACGGGCGTATTGCTCGCCCCGCTCTACATAGCTCACAGGTTAGCGAAGTCATTGCCGCTAGGGCCACCCGGTGCCTTGATGTTGCGACGGGCAGCCGGGGTCAGCCCGAACTCTGAATACAGCATGCGAATCTGAGACAGGACAGCGCCAGGAATTGCCTTACCCTCACGCACATTGGCGACATACTCGCCATACTGATGGCACAGCACCGCCAGCATGGTCAGGTCTGCCTCAGTCAGTACGCCTTGACTTTCCAGCAGGGATACCAGCCTCTTCCATTCCTCAGTCGCCTCGCCGCTCGTCATCCAGGCGGGCGGTTCAACCGGGCCGGTCAGTGTTTCAAACTCCGGCGCATCCGGGTTGTGACGATCCTTGCGAAACGTGCCACGGACAACCTTCAACTGCGGGTCTATGGGCTTCCGCCCTCGCTTTGCCATTTGAACATTCCCCTGTTCAGTTCCCATTGCGCCAATTTTTTAGGCAGATTATTTCGTCCCCGTAAAAATGTGAC